AAAGACTGTCAAGCATTTGGAGAATGTCCTAGTGTTGAGTCATTTAAAGTTGAATCATTTACTGGTGACACATATATCGGTCAGAAATTCTATCAAAAAGGAAAAATTTCTGCCACAGAAATTGCTTCTGAAAGTATTTTCCACATTGATAATCTTGGTGCTTCTGGAGCAGCAAATCCAAAAGACTTCAGAATTTATCAGAACAATGCTATTGATTCATTCGGTATTGAAAAATACTGGACAGGAAATGGTGGTAGAAGACATACATATGTTGCATACAATCCTGCTACAGGTATTGGACAGCAACAAGCTAATCCACTACAGGTTAACAATAACTATCTAATCAATGCATCCTCTGGTGCAAATATGGTTTTATATCTACCTGATGATGCACAAACGGGTGACATGATTAGATTTGTTGAACTAAGTGGTAACTTAACATATAACACAAGTTTAATTCTTAGAGCACTTAAGATCGCTAATGTTTCTACTGCAATTCAAGGTGATATAGTTGGTACTAAGGTTGGTGCAGGATCCAATGTTACAAATACAACTGCATGGGATTCTGGAGAATTAATTATTCAGACACGCAATGCATCATTTGGTTTAGTATTTGTTGGATCAGTTGACATTGAAGGTTCTGGAAACGCACAAACAATTCCACCCTCATTAAGAGGTTGGTGGTTAATGGAGTTATAAATGGCAGCATACTACGATTCTATTAAAAGCATGAAGACCGCCAAGATAGGAACTATCCTACCTTGGGGTGGTGATGGAGGTAGTGGATTTCTTCCTTCTAATTTACCTAGAGGATATCTAGTTTGCGATGGTAGTACAAAAGATGCTAGTGATTATCCATTATTAGCATCCGTATTAGGTGACACTTACGGTGGTGATATGACCAATTCTTCTGGTGGTCATTATACATTTCCATATGTTGATCCTAATGATGGATCAAATACAGCAACATTTAGATTACCTAATCTATCAAATAGGTTACCTCTTGATTTAGAACCAGCTAATTTAGATCAACCTCAATATCAAATGGGACAGAACGATCCTAAGAATGTTGTTATTGATAATAATGGAACTAAGTTAGGTACTTTAGTTTCTGAATATGGTGAAACATACGATATTAAAACCTCATGGTCCGCCAATTCTGATATAGATTTTACATTAAATTTAAGTGGTAATTTATATTTTAAATATACTAATTTTGTATTAACTGCTCCTGATTTTCTAGAGACAGTATATACATTGAATCGTAAATTGGGTATTAATCATACCCCATCACATAGTCATAGCGAAACTTTTCCTTCAGTTGCAACAGATCAAAAAGGACCTATGGTATTTCAGACTGATGGTGGTATAGAAATGGGAGGAACTCAAGCTTTTACTAATGGTTGTTCTGGAAGTTACGGACCTGTCAATTGTAGTTTTGAAGAAGCTGAACCCCACACTTGGCAAAATGGATCAGTTGCATTGTCATATTATGGATCTTCCACTTATGAGCATACAATGCCATTGACTTCATCTCATTTTGAGTTTGTAACTGATACTGTAAATCCTGGTAAAAATTATTGGGCTCAAGTTCCAGCTGGTGCTACAAATTGGAGAGGAACTAATAGAGGATCAGGACCCAAGACAGAAGCATATACACAGACAATTCCACCACACGGAAATACTGCTCAGATAGTTGCTACTGAACCATTAGCAACTCATGCTCAACCTGCAATGACAGGTATGTTTCCTAGACCAATGGAAATTTTAAATAAAGCAAATTTTTACGGTTATACTCCTGATGGTGGAACTACACCAGTAAGATCTGATGGTTTGAAAGACTCTCCTGAACAGAGACCAGCTTTCACTGTCTCAGGTATTACTTTAACAGAAGGAAGTAGAGAATTTGATTTACCAGATGGCACTGATATTTCTCAACAATATGGAACTGGTGCTGATGCATGGTATCAATGGGATAAAATTCGTCCATTGATGTATATTACAACAGCAGATCCTAATGATAAGTATAAATGGTTAGCTGAAGGAGCTCGTGTAGATAGAATAGAGTGGATACCTGACGCAGGTAATACAGCTGCTGGTGGTAATTATAGAGTATCAATGAGTATTAATACAGGACAGGGTGATGTTACAGAAACAGCTGGTTGGGGAACAGTAACAACAGCATTAAAATTTAGAGATGGTACTTACCCTACTAGTTTAAATACACAGTCAACAGCTAAAGATCCAACAGAACAATCATTTTCATCACATAATCATGGAGGATTTGAAATAGGACAAACTTTAGGAACTATGGTAGGACCTCCATCACATACAGCAGTAAATGCTGATGGATCTGCACTAGCAGCACAGAGTATTGAAAATGCATTAAATATAGCAGTAGACACTACTCAACCTTCGTTAACAATGACGTTCATTATCAAGGCATACTAATGGCAGTATTCTATAATAAAGAGAGAGCAAAGTACGGACATATAACTGGTCAAGTTATTGTATGGCCAGTAACATATGAGGGTACGCCAGATACAGCAATTAATATAACAAATTTACCTGCTGGTTATTTAAAATGTGATGGGTCAAAATATTTTGCTGAAGATTATCCAAGACTTGCTGCTATTTTAGGAACTGGCACTAATACTGCTTTTATGAAGAAGAACTTAGATGGCACTAATTTTGAGGCTATTAATGATAATCAATTTATGGTTCCTGATTTAGGTTCTAAGTATCCAGAACCTACAACAGGTGCAAACGCAGGTGTTTACAATAACATAAGAAAGAATGATTCATTAGGCACAGAAAAAAGTAGATCTGGTATTGGTATAGATGCTGAAGCAGCGATTGGTACTACTAATGTTAATATTACATACAGTGGAAGCATTAATGTTCCAGCTCAAGAAGTTGAAATTAAAGGAAAACCAGGTTGGACATATGCAGGTGATGCTCATTATACAGAGGTAGAATCTGTGGAAGAGAATCAAATACATCCACATATGCATTTTACAAAATCAGCACCAAGATGTAGATTGAGAGCTGCACCAACTATATTAGAGATAGATAATGATCACCCAACGCCAGGAGGATCAACTGCACTAAAAAATGGTTCCACAATTAATGTTCAAGAGTGGGTAAATGCGACAAGAGCACAGAATAGTGCTGCAAATCCACCTGCCAGTGGACAAGAACCATGCAAAGCTTTATATAACTGGGATCCTAATGATGGTGCAGTTGGTGATGGTACTCCCTTATTTGGTACTGGACTTGCCCAAACAATTTATTATGGTGGTTGTATTGATGATAATGTAACTGGAATATATCAGATTGGATCTGGACAGGGTTTTGAATTTGGTTGTATAAATCTTGCTAATATGACATTAAATCTTCAAACACAAGCTGGATCTCCAAATAGTCAAGATACTGGATATTATCAGTCTAAAACCCAAACTGGATTGCTTGGTTGTCCTGGATTTCTTCAATCAGATGGTCCAGCAGGTGGTAATTATACAATACCTCCAACATATGTTTCTGGAGCACTTGGCATGCCAGTTGATTTTAATAATAGTCAATTGACTGATGTTGTTCCTCTTCAATCAAATGAGTCTGCTGTTAACTCAACAACAACACCTGATGTTAGAAATGAAACAACAGATACTGCTGATTTATCAATACCAGCTGGCACTTTACCAACTGCTCATAGTCATAGAGTTAGATTGGATAAAGGTGATCATACATATAAAGTAAAGACTGATGCAATATCAATTGATCCAGAAAACTTATCTACAACATTTGATATTGGTGTAGATTCATCCATATCAATTGATTCTGCATCTCAACCCTTCATCGTAATGGAGTATTTAATTAAGATATAATCATGGTACAAAGTTATAGAAATACCAGAAAAGGATTTTACACTGATTGTTATCAAGATACCACACCTATTGGTTCTATAGTAGCAAATTTAAAATCTGGTGCTAATACTTACGATCATTCATTTATTAATAAAGCTACTAATCCACATAAATTAGAAGATTTTAATGGTAGTGCATATATTTCTGGTGATGATCCAGCATATACTCATGATGGATATTTGTATTGTGATGGCACTGAATATGATATTAAAGACTATCCATCATTATATCAAATAATTGGAACTTCTTATGGAGGAAGAGCAAGTAGTGGTATTGATGTAATTAATGGTGGATCTGGATATACAACATCTTCTACTGTATCAATAACAGCACCAAACTTATCTAGTGGTGTACAAGCAACTGCTATTGTTAAAACAGTTGATGGTAGTGGTGCTATTTTAGAAATAGACATATTAAATCCAGGTTCAGGATATACATCTGCTCCAACAGTATCTGTAAGTGGTGGTAGTGGTGCTACATTTACTGTTAGGTTAAATTTTGGAGTTATTCAGAATATAACTCAAGCTAATGTGATGAATTTTTGGGGTGAACAATACTTAGGAACATTTAAAGTTCCTGATACTGTTACTAAAAAAATTGTTGGTAATAGTCCTGTATTTGGTCAGAACTCACCTACTATTGGTAACTTATCATTATCAGTTGGTGCTACTGGTGGTGCGTGGTATCTTGATCGGGATCAACAAGATAATTATTTTTCTTTAGGTAAAATTACAACAACAGGATATGATTCAGTTGTTGAGACAGTTGGTTGTACTATTGTTGGTAGTCAGAAAGTTACTGTAACTATGGAAAAGAAGAAGTTACCTTCTGTATTCCAACATAGTCATGCAATTCTTCATAGTATTCCTGGTGATTCAACATGGGCAGGATTAGGTCATGGTGATAGATATTTACAAGGATATAAATCTGCGAATGGTAAAATTCAAAGATGGACTCCAACTACAGGAGTAGTTTTAGAACATTCTCATGCATTATTGAGAAATGTGCTTACAGATAATACCATCGCTACCTATGATTTTATGGATTATAAAGGTGGTGATGAAAATGTTGGTGCTTTAAAAAATGTACCTGATATATCAAATGCTAGTGGTGCTGAATTCAAACCACAACCAGGATATACTACAGAAATACCATATGATGATCAGTTTTATCTTGCATCTGGTGCTTCTAATGCAGGATCATTTGAATTTCAAACCTCTATTGGAAACCCAACATTATCATCATTCACATCTGCATCTGCTATTGGTGGAAGACAAATAACCACTGGTGGTGTGCCTACCTATGATTATAGTCAAGAATTTGTGTATACAAATCCTGGCACATATACTATACCACTCTCTAGTATTACTGGAACTCCTGAAAAGTTAGTTTACAATCTTGTTGGTGGAGGAGGATCAGGAGCAGCTGGAACTATATCTGGTAATGATGGTGGAGACTCTACAATAACAGCAGGATCTACATTAGTTTTAATCGCTGGTGGTGGAAAGAAAGGAAATCCATCAAATTCAAATACGGGTGGTACTGGTGGTCAAGGAGGAGCTGCAACTGAAACTGGTTCACTTTCTGGTCTTTCTATAGGTCAAAATGGAGTTAGTGGATCACAAGGAGATAATAATACACAAACTGAAGTTGATTTTCCAACTAATCCTGGTGGAGGTGGTGCTGGTGGATTATCAGTTTCACAGTCACAGACTGGTAATTTAGAAGGTAAAGGATCAGATGGTGATAGAATATTGATAGGTGGACTGAGTGGTTCATATTCTCAAACTTTGACATCTGATGGTGCGTTTACTGGATTACCCACTGGTGGATTTACAAACATAACTTTCAGAGTTAGAGGAGCAAAGGGTGGTGATGGAGTAAGCAAAGGATCTTCAACCACAGAGAATAATAAAGGTGGTTATGGTGCTCAGGTAGATGTTGAAGTTGCTCAAAGTCAACTCTCTGATTTTCTCAATACTCCTAGTGGAGGTTGGAATGTTGTTATTGGTACTGGTGGAAATGGTAGAAATGGTGGACAAAATTCTATGAATGCTGATGGTGGTTATGGTGGAGAAGGAGCAAGTGGCAGACACGGTGGTGGTGGCGGTGCTGCTACTATATTAAAAAGAGGAACATCAATTGTTGTTGGAGCTGGTGGCGGTGGCGGCGGTGGTGCTGACGGTGGAGAAGGAGGAGTAAACGATGCACCAGGTCAGGCAGGTGGTTCATATCCTGGTGGTGCTGGTTTATATCAAGGATTAACAGCATCTTCACAAGGGAATATATTATCTGGTTCTGGGGGAGTTGGTGGAAAATATGGATGTGTTGGTGGAGGAGGTGGTGCAGGTGGTGCTGGTGTATCATCTGGTACAAACCTTGGTGGTGGTAGTGGATATGGTGGTGGTGGTGCACCTGGCGGTCCTGGCGGTACTCCTGGTGGTTGGGGTGGTCACCAAGGTGGTGTTGGTGGACAACAAGGACTTTCTGAATATAAAACAACTTATTTTTCATCTGGTAATTTAACAGATCATACTGACACTAATGGTTCTGTAAAACTTGATATAGATTATAATGCTAACTATTGGACAGCCGCAGGTGGTGGAGGTGGATCAGCAGCAACTTGGTTTGGTAATGTTGATTGGTCTGAAGTTAATAATCCACCAGCGATTACTGTTGTTGTAGGTGCTGGTGGTGCAGCTGCACAGGCATCTGGTAATAATTCTGGAGCAACAAGTCCTGGTATTAATGGATATGCAAAAATTGGATTTGGAACTATTAGTGGATATACTGGAGGTACAATAGGTACAACTACAGGTGATATAGTTGAATCTGCATCCCAGAATGCAACTGTTTGGGATGTTGAAATTAAAGGTAATGGTTCTGGTACAGGTGTTACTGGTAATTTTAAACTGCCAGTTACACAAGTTCCTACAGTATTATTCCGTGGTGGTGGTAAATCTAATGATGGTACAACTTCATCTAATGGATATGTTCAGTCAGGAACTGGGCATGCCACAGCAACAGCATCACTTACAGCTGGTGTAGTTACTGCTGTTAATCTTGGTACTACTGCTGGTACTAATACAGGATATACTGAGCAACCTTATGTTTACCTATTACATGGTGCTGGTTCTGGGTCTTTTATTACATCCTCTTTCGCTAATGTATCAGTAACTGGATTAACATTGCAAGGTAATTCATCTGCATATACAAACTTCTTATTGTTTGGTGGTTCAGGTTTATCTACAAATAGAGATAGATTTGCAGTATTAAAAGCACAAGATACCACATCTGTCAATTATTTTGGTATTAAGGCGTGTAGAGGAAATGGTGTAAATGGTGGTGATGTACCAGAAGAAGGATTAAAAGTAGAATATCAACTAGCAGGTTCTGCTAGTTGGGTTTATATTGATAATATTATTAGTCCATCGGCAACAAGAACTGATCCTCTCACTGGTATGATCGTTCCTGCATGTGGTCAAAATCAAGCACATGATGGTGCATCAGGTGACACTCAATGGTATACTTATGCTGTTGCAATGCCACAAGCAGCAAGAGCACCAGGCACAAAAATTAGATTATATCAAGAAAGATCTGAACAAGGTGGACAAGATCATTCTGGTGGTGGTCAATATGACCATTATGGTATATGTGAGTTCTATTATTTTAGAGAGAAAGCAACAACATTGGTATTTGTGCCTGCAGCTGGTGCTATTAAGAGAAATACTGTTGATTTCTTAGAATATAATGTACAAGGTGAAACAGGACCAGGTATTACATATAGTTCTGGTATGGGTTGTAGTGATGCTACAATGACATTGAAATCAACAACTAAGATAGAACCACAGGCAACTATTGATCCAGATTATGACGTACCTTTGATCACACCTTATGTTACTTGCAAGTACTTAATCAAAGCATTCTAAATACTAACGGAGAATACACTAGGAACATGGACATACAAGTTGAGTTAAATGTTATTGGACAAGAATTGTCTTACAATGGCATAGCAAAACCAATTCCACAAACATATTGGACTGATACGTTAGTTCCTTTAATGTATCCTACATGGGATACTGACAAAGATAAATTGATATCATTTTATTACTTTGATAATGGTACATATACTGCTAAACGCAGAAAATATATCATGAACTTCAAGACTAATACTAATGAATGGAAAGATTATGAAATGGAGCAAGTATCCAGTTCTGTTGCTGATACATTCAAGGATAAATTAATTGAAGGATGGTATGCTATTGATGCCATTGAGAATGTAGAGTTCCAGAATGAACTCGGTGCAATGTATGCTAAAGCAAGAGCTGTCTCCCCACTATCAGTAAGACTTGCAAGAGATTTTCTATTAACTGAAACTGACTGGACATTAGGTTCAGATTCTCCACTTGATGCTGATACTAAAGCACAGTATACATTGTATAGAACTAAACTTAGAGATATACCTGCAACAACAGAATTCTCCACTAATGTTGAGGGTACTAAGTTTCCTATCTCACCTGACTTCTATAATAAAATATACAAGACTGAGAACGCAGGTAAAGATTATCTAGCAACAGATGATCAGTTTTTACCATTAGCATCACATTATCTCAAGAAGTATAGAGATAGAATAGCACATTATTTACTCACTAAATCTTACACTGAGAGAGCATACTTTGATACCTTTATTAATGAGTATAATAAAGTAAAAGCAAGTGTTCAAGAATCACAAAATGAAACTTTTACAGATGAGAAAAAAGTATTTTTAGAGAATTTGCTTATACAATGTCAAAATGAAATTGATAAGCTAGGGAGTTAATTATGATCATACAAGGTAACGAACTACAAATATTTGATCTTGTTGCATCATATGCACAGAGACATCAAAAAACATTGGTGCATTTTAATCTAGACAAATATAATAGTTTAGATGCAACTAAGAAAGCAACTGTAAC